AAGCGCCTGCACGTTGGCAAACACGCCGACACTTCGGAGCCCCGGGTTGGGGGCGCTCTTGTTGACGATGTGCGTCTTGAGCGGCGTCAGGTCGGCCGTCTGCGTGAGCGAAGAGACGATGAAGTAACGCCTGGTCGCGTTGATGGCCGCAAGCGCGGTCGTGAAAGTCGAAACCTCGGTAATGGCGCCGTCGGCACCGGCCACGCCCGGAGCGAGTCCGAGGGCCGCGCCGCTGTACGCTACCGTAACGCCGATGCCGCTCGTCAACGTGCCGGCGCGCATGCGCAGCGCGCTGATCGCGGCGGTGCCCTGCGATGCGCCCATGGCCTTGGCCGTGAGCGTCACGACGCCGCCGGCGTTGAGCGCAGCACACGGGAGCCACGTCTTGGCGTTGATGGCGGCCGTGATGTCGTCGCCGAGAGTCGTCGGCGTGTGGGTCGTCTTGATCCCGCAGGACCAATACTCGCCGCACACCCAGCCCTCGACCGAGCCCGTGGCCGTCGGGGTACCGCCGCCGCCGATCGTCACCGTGATGACGCCCGTGGCAGCCGCAGCGCCGCCGCCGCTCGACGGCAGGTAGGGCAGGGCGTAGTGCTTGGCCCGCGGGTTCGCCAGCAGGCCGAGGCGGATCGACCGATGGATCGGCGAGCCCGTGCCGCCGCCCGTGATGGCCTCACCCTCGTTCTTGATCGGGCCGTACAGCGTGGCGGCGGTCCAGCTGCCGGACGCCGCGAGCTTCGGCATGCAGTGCACGATCGTGCGCACGCCGGCCGAAGCGCTCGACGCGCCCTGGCCAAACAGGATCTCGGCATACCCGCCGGGCAGTCGCCACGAGCTCGGAATGCCAGTGATGGGCTTGAGTGCCATGTGCTACTCCTTGGCGGGCTTGACGGCCCGGGGGGATTCGGGAGCGGCCACCCAGGCACCGTCCACGAGCTTGATGGGGACGAACGGCACGCCGAGCGCCTCGGCGGTCGCGCGGTCGGCGGCCCACAGCGACTCATCGCGCACGCACAGCAGGGCGACGCGCTGCCCCTCCTTGCTCTCGCTGTCGACGGCGAACGGCTCGGCGCTGGCCTCGAACGAGTTGGACGCGGCGACGTAGCGCCGGCCCACATACGACGCGACCGCGCCCTTGACCAGATGCTCGAGCGGCTCGCGCACGAGGTGGTCCTCCCGCGCGTGGAACTTCAGCAATGCCATTGTCAGAACCTCGCAGCGAGCGCGGCCATGCGTGGCACCATGCGCTCGAGAAAATGGTCAGCACTTCGCGCCCATGCGTCGTGCAGAAACGAGTAGGGCTTGTTGCCCGGGTGGTTCACCTTGTGGAGCGACACCCACGCGCCGATCTTCGCCCAGTAGAAAACGAGCAGCGGCTTGCCCGTGATGGGGTGGGGGCGCGCGCCCTTGTCGATTGCGGCGGCGTAGGGCTTGTTGTTGTAGAGCTTGAGCCGTCCGCCACCGCCGCCCATTGCCACGGAGAACTTCGTCGCCTTCTGCAGCGCGCCCGTTCGCGGCTTGAAATGCGGCGTCGACTGGACGTGCTGCAGCGCGAACTCGCCCGTGTACCGCAGTTCGTCGCGCACCATTCGCTGATGCGACGCCTTGAAGAACTCGTGCTGTCGGCGAAGAAGCTCGATATTCGCGACGCCCATTAGGCAATCTCGAGCGGGAACTCGGTCATGGCTTCGGCCGCGTCCACGAGAATGCCGGCCGGATCGCCACCGACTCCGACGCCCATCGACACGCCGGCGAATGCCGGGTCAACGCCCTCGGCGCCGTACTCGTGCTCGCGCGTCTCGAGCTGCATGCTCAGCACGTAGACGACCTGACCCTCGCCCTCGGGGCCCCACGTTGCCGCGCCTTGCTTGTACGACTTGAGCGCCACGCTGGCGAAGTGCCCGCGCCCGGGGAAGAACTGCAACTCGCCGGACCGGTACGCCGGGTGTCCGCGCATGCGAATGGTCAGCAGGATGACGGCCCGCACCGCATTCATGACGGCCGCGAGCCTGCGGAAGTCCTCAGGCGTGAGCGGCCCCAGGATGTAGTCGACGCCCCACGTCGTCGTCTCCTCGTCCTGGTCGAGCGTGTGCTCGGTAAACGTGCCCTCTTCTCGGTAGACGGCCAAGAGGGGAAAGTTGAACTTGGCCTCACGAAGGAGCGATTTGTCAGGCAGTTGGTAGACCGAATCCTCTACCGGTGCTCGGGCAGCCAACACGGTTCCGACTCGTGCGACGTTCCACGCGGCCGTGAGCTCGGCGTTGATTGCCGCGACGAACAGTCCGCGCAGGATGTCGGCGCCGGGGTCTAGCGCGCTGAACAGCTGCGCGTCCGTGACATCGCCGGCCACGACGGGTAGCTCGAGCTGCCCGACCGTGCGATAAAGGCTCGGCATGCTCGGCTCCGATCAGAATAAAGCAGCCGTGGCGAGGCGGAGGAGGTGGGGCGGTACCTCGCCACGGCCGCAGGGCGTAGGCCATTCGGCCAAGTCTGGTCAGTCGGCGGCGCGTTCGAGCACGAGGACGTACTGACAGAATCGCTCGTGACGTAGGTTCTGCAGCCTGAACCGCGCGCCATTGGCGCCGTAGTCGGGCCCGCGCAGCACGACGCGAACCGTGCTATTTACCGCCGGGTTCGGGTGCAGCGTCGCAATCGCGGTGCCGCCGCCCGGGAAGTCGGGCGTGATGGGCCCGACCTCAACCGTGCCGTCCTCGTACCCGCCGAGCGCGATTTCCTTGTTGCTGAGCCATCGCACTTTCGGCGGTTGCCCGTTCGCCTCGGTAATGAGCGTCGTCACGACCGTCTGCGCGCCCTCGCCAAGCTCAGCGCCGGCTGAGGTCGTTACCTGCACCTCGATTGAATAGGGCCTAATGCCCATTCGGCCCGGCAGCGCGCGCAGGTGGTTGGCCAGCTTGCGCAGTGGGTAGCGCAGACCGAAGGACGGCATCAGTACAACTCGTAGCAGCCGCCCGCATTGCCGCGCCGCAGCTTGCGCAGGTACTGCACACCGAGCGCGTCGGCCAGCTCCTGCCGCCAGTACTCGCGCTGCGCCGACAGCACCTCGGTGATGCTGCCGCCGCTCTTGTCGTAGAACTCGATCTCGTCGACCTTCTTGACGCCGGCGGCGCTCAGCATGGCGTCGCTCTGCGCGTCGTCCACCATGCGGATCTTGTCGAGGATGCGCCGGACGATCGTCTCGCCGCCCTCGACCGACACGGGGTAGGTGCCCGTGTGCGCCTTGCTCAGCAGCGCCGTGATGGCTGGCGCTGCCAGCGACTGGACGGTAACGACCTCTTGCCGGTCGTCCACGTCCACCACCACGCGGTTACCGGCCGCGAAGCCGGTATCCGACGCCAGCGTGATGGTGACTGGCGTCGGCGTAGTGGCGGCGACGACGACCGTCGCGGAGGTCGTCGAGGCGCCCGAGTTCAGGTAGACCTGGATGACCTGGGAGAAGATGGCCACCACCCCCACGTAGGGCTCGGCCCCTACCTCAAGCGCGTTGTAGCCCAGCTCGACGCGGATGCGCTCGACGTCCGAGGTGGTGAGTGCCATCGTGCCCTACTCGGTCTTCTGCACGAAGTTGTAGCCGATCGCGTACGTGTCCGCGATAAGCCCGTTCGCCACGAGATTGCGCACGCTGCACCGCGCGTACGGGAAGGCGTACACGCACGCCGGCGCCGGCAGCACCTTCGTGACTGTGGCAGCCGCGCCGGTGGCCCACGGGACGAACGCCTCGTTGGCGTAGCTCGGGATCTCGAAGTAGGCGCCTGCGCCGCCCGCCACGCTGGAGACTTCCCAAAACGCCTCCAGCGTGATCGTCGCGGTGTTGGCCGTCAAGGCCACCGTCGCACTGAGCGACTCGTCCTGCACGATCGACATGTCGAGCGCGGGCCCGCCAGTCGTGGTGCCTTTGACGATACCGGTCATCACAGTGGTGCCGGTGGCCTGGTAGCCAGTCCGCTTGACCTTGGTCGTCATGCGAGCAGGTCGTCCTTCTCGAAGCAGTAGCCGATCTCGTAGGTGTCGGCGATGAGGCCGTTGGCCACGAGATTCATCACGGACACGCGCGCATAGCGCCAGCCGTAGATCGACTCAGGCGCCGGGAGCACCTTCGTCACGGTGGCGTCAGCGCCGGCCGTGCCAGTGGCCCACACGACGTTCGCGGCGTTGTTGAGCGGGACGATCGGAACGAAGGTGACGCCGTCGTTGCTGACCTCCCAGAACGCTTGCAGCGTGATGGTGTCGGTCTCGGCGTCGAGCGCGACGAGCGCCGAGAGGCTTCCCGTCTTGACCATCGACATCATCAGGGTAGGGCCGCCGGTGGTGGCCCCCTTGACGATGCCGGTCATCACGGTCGTGCCGGTGTCGAGGTAGTTGTAGAGCAGTCGCTCGCCTAGTGCCATTGTCGTGTCTCCTTGGGCGAGCGGTTAGCTCGTGTGGATGCCGTACAGGAACCGGTTGTCCAGCACGCCGAAGGCCGCGTACATGAGCCAGATGAGCAGCGCGGTCTCGCCGTAGTTGTCGGCGCTCGAGGTCGCGACGCGCGGAAGCTCAGCCACGCCAGCGCCGACACCACCGGGCCCGAAAGCCTGGCCGTAGTAGATCGGAATGACGGTGCCGACGCCGCCAAGCACGGTGCTCAGGGTCGAGCTCTGGAAAATGTGGAACCGGCCGTAGGTCTTGACGTACGAGCCAGCGAACGCCATGTCGAATTCCTTGTGGAACGCGGCTTGGCGCTGGTAGTTGGCGTCATTCGCCAGCTGCTCGACCTGGATCGGATGCAGCACCATGCAGCGCTTGCCGTCGGGGAAGGTGGGCACGCTGTTGGTGTCCATCTGCCGCTGGACGCTCGCCACCAGGGCGGCGGACATCGGATAGTCGCCGGCCACGGCCGGGATGGCATCCGTGGTCATGCCGACCGGGCGGACGATGGTGCCGGCGAGGTCGTAGAGCGACCGCACGAAGGTGTCGATCGAGCGCTTGTAGTCGCGGTCGAGGTTGAGCGACGCGAGCTGCGCCGGGCGGTGCTGCATGAAGTGGCCGTCAAACCGGCCGACGCCGAGCGGCGCCACGCGGGAGTTGACGGAATCGTACGGGCCGCCGTAGCGGTGCACGGTCAGCGGCACCTGGTCCGAGGCGATCGCGATCGGGATCGTGCTGATCGCGGCGTTCTCCGCGATGTCGCGCGACAGCTCGGTGTAGGTCGTGTTCGCGAAATTCGGCCGGTTCAGCCGAATGGTGTGGCCCGGCATCTTGCCCTGGCCAATCTCGGGCACGACCTCCATGGCGGCTGCCATGAGCGGATCGCTGAGCACGAGGCCGTCGATCGAGGTCGGGGCCGCCTGGCCGAAGCCC